TTAGATTTGCAAATGTCATAAGTTTGACTCGTAGTATTCGTCGTATTGAATGGATTGGTGGATTAACACCTTGCATACGCAAGTTTAGTATAGTATACTATTTAGGTGTCGTCAAGTCATTTATTCTGACTTTCAAACCATTCTTTCAGTGAAGATTGGTTTTGTCCTGTGTTCTCTTTAGGATCCAATTTATTATATCCTTTTTTCTTTTTCCAATCACTATACAATGCTCCTAGAATCCATGCCTGAGACAGACTTTTAGGGCCATTCTCAAGTAGTTCAAGATAACGTTTGTTACTTGTGTAACTCTTGTATTCTTCTCTCCAGTTGGAGTCATCGTAAGGTTTAGTCGTCATGGAATTCTGGTTCCTTGAAATGGTGTGCGTAAGCATCATCAATATCTGACATCTCCTCTTCACATTTAGTTTTATATGCCCATTCATCTGTATGTCCTACAGACCACCACTTAGGTTCGGTTTCAACTGCATAATTCTGTGTACATACTTTAAAATCGGGTGTCTTCAAGTTATCATTATTGACCAAACTATTATCAAAGAATATGGTTCTGTTGTTAGGTTGTGCAGCAAACTGTCCATTGTCAAGTGCTATAATATTAAATGTTTTATGTTCGGGATCATGCTCAGAAAAATTTACATCAAGCACTGACCTGTCTGGATGTGCTGTATCTATAGTAAATTCATACTCACCAGCATGCATCTTCCTATCTTTACCAAAGAATTGACACCTACCTAGCATTGGTTTTTGTATGACTGTTATATTATAATCAAAACAATCCCACAATTGTAACACATCAAGAGGTAGTTGATCTTCTTTATCAAAGTCCTCCTTCCATACAAATGCACTGATAGGTAACTTGTCAAACAGTGCACCATAATCAGTAAGTAATGTCTCAAAGTATAATGCTTTCGATTGTATACTTCTAACAGATACCCATATACCTGGTGTCAATTCACCATGACCTTTCTGATGGTCATATAAAAATTCCTTCTTGACAAATACCTGCTGTAGAGGAAGGGGATGGACAAGGTATGCCATTATCTTTTTAATTGAGATTGCATCTTATCTAATGTGTCTTTCATGTTCTTAAATATGGTGGTCATATCTGTAGTTCCAAACCCTAACATATGAGTTTGATCTTTTAATTTATTCTTCATCTTGATTGCCTCTGGATCCTCAGACAAACACATCCTTGTCCACATTATCTGTTGCTTCTCTAATAGTTCCTTCAATGTTTCAATGTGTTGCCACTTTGCATCAGGACTCATGTATGGAAACTTTAGTATAACTGAGTAGAGATCTTTCTGTAGATCATAGATGTTTTTCATCTCTTCCTTTACTGTCTCCGACTCAAAAAAATCTGCCATCTTTGATTTATTTCTTCTAATATTTTATATAGTTTTCATTCACATGTCAATAGCCAACTTCTATATTTTGTGCGATCTATCTTCATGAATGGCAAATACTTTCTGATCTTCATACCAACTGCTCTCCACACAGGGTCATCTAACTTCTTATCAAACTTATCACAGAATTTGAATAGTCTTTCGTAGATACACATGTTCTCTACACTAAATCTACCAGCAAGATGTTCTTTTAGTAATGGTGGATGACCCTCCGAGGTATCAAACAAATCGTCAATCTTATATGTCTCAAGTAATGTATTAGTCTGAGACTTGAAATCATAGAACAAACTCTCTGATCTCCTCATCCAATCTTTATATACTACCTCTCCTGATCTTATTATATTTCCTATCCACACACCCTCAGGATTATCTGTTGCTACAAAGTTAGCAAGGAAAAAATTATGTATCTCATTGTCCTTATACTTCCTTGATGTTTTCTCAAAGAAATATCGATCCTTCCTCTTGTAGAATGATTCTATCTTTGCTTTCGATCTACCACCATACTTATGGTAATCATATTTCTCTCTCGTAAAGTGGTTCTTGAATGCAAGATACTCTTTGTAAGTATCAAACGGTGTCATAGGTTTCTTCAGCATACATCGGTACGTTTTTCTTCATTGTAGCATCTAATTGCTTCGTTGCAGTAAACCAAACTGGATTACGTGGACACATCGTACAAATGTCATGAGGTTTCAACACTTCATCAAAGGACTCTTTGATATCATCTACTGATGCATTGATACTGGTAGGTTTGTAATCAAGATACTTCTTCCACGCTGGATCATCTATCTGACCTGTTGCTGCTAAAGATTCCCTGAGATATGATATCATAGGACACTTCCATAGATGACCATTATACAACTGACTGTTAGGGCAGGAGCAGTGCTTGAAACTCTCTACTGGATCACCCTCCTCAAAAGGATAGTATTTTATACCATCATCATTAAATTCATACTTGACAATATCAAACCATTGTCTTGGTTTACCATCAAGTAATCTAAATGCTTCACTAAACTCTAGTAGATTCTCTGTGTCTACACCTCTGGACTTGAGATACCTCACAAATTTTGCTGCGTTTTCCCAATTGATAGATCCCTGTGGTGTGTACCATGGTTTGTGGAAGGTAAGTCTAAACACTACACCTTTCAACATCTCATCAGCAATCCATTCTTGTTCCTGTATTAGTTTAGATCCATTGCTGAATAGTTTTATATTACATTTCTGTCCTGTTGCTTCTGCCACCTCTCTTGTGACTGTAACAACTTCTTTAGTCCTTGGTTCTAATAATGGTTCACCACCTATGATACTGATGTGACTCCACACATGTATCTTTGGTAGTATGTTCTTTATATCTTCCTTCAGTGCATCAATATCTACCCTACTGTTCACACCTAACAGACTACTGTTATGATTACATGCTCTACATGCTAGGTTGCACCCATTGATAACATGTATGCTTAGTAACCTAGTGGTAGGTCTTTCCTTCTCTAGTTCTACTATCTCTTCTGGAGTGCACTGTCTGAAATTACTTATCCAAAAACCACGTTGTTCTCTCACGTAGTCGACACTAACCGCTACCTCTCTGAGTCTTTCCTCAGGTAATTGGTTGTGGATCTTTCCAAATGTCCACTCCTTGATCTTCATTAGATGCTAAAGAATTTTGCCTTAGATGTTCTCTTTAGATAATTTAGGTCAGTAGCATTGCCTTTGAGTTTTTCTTTCAAAGGTTTGGTAATGAGTTTAGAAACAGATTCTACCTCGATGTTATTCACATCACAGTAGTGACAGATTGCCTCGATGTAGTTCATCTCGTTGTTGTTACTAACAAGATTCTCAATGTCATTAGTAAACTTGTCCTGACAGAGCAATCTGTTCTTCAGGATCTCACGCATCTTTGTTTTGGCACTCATTGATTTTTTCTTCGACAAATTTTTGAATGTAAAGGACTAATTTTTTCATATACTTTATTTTATCATACTCCTCGTACACTGTCACCTCTCCGTTCTCACATGTCATAATAATAACAAGTTTCTTGACAGGTATTCCTGTACGTTCAAAGAACATACAAGCATACGCTGCTGCCTGTACAAAATAGTTCTCTATCCAATCCCTAGGTTTGGGTTTCTCTGCTGTCTTGAAATCAATTATTGATAACTCTCCATTATATTCTGCGATGCAGTCGACTGTACCGGCAACACCTAACTCTTCACTAAAAAGACTTTTCTCAAGAGCGTATATATTATTTATATTTTTTAGGGTCTCCTTCGCTTGAAGGAACAACATCTTAGGACTAGGTTTATCAAACTCTACCTCCTTGTTGAGTAGATGATTCTCTATCAACTCATGTGTAGCAGTACCTCTGGAGGTTGCACGTTTAGTAATTCTATTTGCTTCTGCTTCACCTATCCTCTTCCTCCAGTCAACAAAGATTTGTTTATTCCAGTGTGAGGTAACTGAAGTGATTGAGACCATGGGTCTACCATTGACAGTGTAATACCTAGCACCATCTATATTCTGCCTCTTTAGTTTAGGCAGTTCGCATTCAACATGAGTGAACATTACAAACCTAAGGTGTGTTTACTGGTGATATAACTCTTGACTAATCCAGACCTTACTATATCATCAACACCAAACTCAACCAAAGCAAACTCAGGCATCATAGTGATGATCTTTTGAAAGTCTAAGATACCATTCTTCTCATTGGTTCTAATGAGATCGGTTTGTGCTACGTCACCGCAGAACATAATCTTAGTGTCTTCACCTACTCTTGTTATTATACTATCTAACTCATGAAAATTCAAGTTTTGTGACTCATCCACAATAACTATGGAGTTATCAAGTGTTGTTCCTCTAATAAAAGATGTAGACCAAAAGGTTACGCTCTCCTGTGCTTTGAGGTTACCCCACAACATCTCAAAATCATTATCCGTTGCCAACTCAAACATATACTTGACCATATTCTTATATGGTATCTGATATAATGCTGACTTGTCTTCATGATCGCCAGGTAAAAAACCTATCTCTCTAGTTGACACCAATGATCTCACCAAGACCACCTTCTGGTATGGTGTCAAAGGATCTAGCACCTGTTTCAGTGCCATGTATAGGGTGATAAATGTCTTTCCTGTTCCTGCTGCACCGTAAAGAAATAGGTTCTTACCTTCATTATATTGTGCAAATGCAGTAGTCTGATTAGGTGTGATAGGTTCTATAGGAACCATCATGTCAGAGTTATATGGTTTCTTCCTACGTAATTGCTTTGCTGTCATGCCAGCACCTACACTGACTGACATTTTC